TGCCCGCCGTGTGGAGCGGCACGTCGTCGTCCGAGTACCAGTCGTTGCCGTACTTGCGGCCCATCTGGCCCTCGATCTTCACGCCGCTGTCGCCGGTCTGCTCCAGGTTGGCGAACTGCGCCAGCTCCAGGAAGTTCGCTTCGGCCGTGAAGTCCAGCATGCCGCGGCGGTTGGCCTTCGGGCACTTCTGGGTGTTGAGGATCGCCCGGGTCTGCGTGGCACCCTTGACGTCGGTCGCGAACGGCGTGGTGCCGGGGGTGCCGTAGAAGCCGAACACGCCCTTGTAGAACGAGAAGATGTACTGGTTGACGGTCTGCGCCAGTGCCCTCATCGCCTCGTCCACGGCCATCGGGATGAAGTGCTGGTTGGCGTCGATTTCCGCCAGCTCCTTGTCCGTCAGGTAGAAGGGCTGGTTCTTCTTCCACTGGTTCAGCGAGATCTGGACCAGGTCGTAGTTCTTGTCCACGCCGGCGGGCGGGGTGTTGGACGGCGTTACGTCCGTGGTGGTCGTGGCGGTCGGCACCGGGATGTCCACGGTGGTCCCCTTGCGTGCCGCTTCGGCGGAGTAGTCGCCGTTGACGAGGCGGGGCATGGAGGCGTTCTCGCGCAGAACCTGCAAGCCACGGGCGAGAATCCGCGGCATGATGTTGGTGTTGGTGTTTGCCATGAGCCTGATGTCCTTGTCTGAAGAAACGTGGTAACAATCTACACGATTTCAGCAGGGCATCACGCCACATGCCGGCTTCACGCCTATGTCGAGCAGTTTAACGTCGTGCTCAGGACGCCGCCCTATTGAGTCAGTCCGCCGCGACTTTGACCTTGCCCGACGTGATGTCGGCCGGGTCTACGCCGGTGATGACGCGGCTGGACTTGATCGTGGTCGTGCTTCCGTCGCTGGACGAGCCCTGAGCTCCGGACTTTTGCGAGCGTCCATTCGATGCGCCGCTGCCCGTTGCCCCGCTCGGCTTGAATGCCGGAGCGAACTCGTCACTGGACTGGAACTTCGCGATCAGCTGGTCGATGGTCATGGGGTTGCCCGACCCATCACCAACGGCCACGTCACCCCTTTCGTTCACGATCTCCACGAGGTAGGGTTGGTCCTCGCTGTCTTGTTCGCGCATCCGAATCGACCGCTCCACGTGGGGCAGGAGCAGCGTCACGCTGCCGCCCGCCTTCTGGATTGCCTGGACAGCGACGTTCGTCACGAGCGTCTTTTTGAGCTGTCCCTCGGCACGAGCGATCTTTTTGTTCAACGCTTCCTTCTCGGATTTGTTGGCCGTAGTCAACTCATCCTTCAGAAGCTTGATGCGTTCCTCGACTTCGTTCTCGGGCTTCCAGGTCTTCATCTGATCGACCTTCGTCAAGGCGTCCTTGGCCTTGACGGGGTCGATGTCTTTGAATTGCGCCAACTTTTGGTTCGCCTGCTGCACGGCGGTGCGTTCACGCTCCAGAGCGGACTTCAACTTGCTCACGGGAGCCAGTTCCAGTTCGCCATTGTCACCGTCAGCAACCTTCTCCACGTTCAGGATGAACTTGCCATCCTCACGCTTCGTGTACTCGGCAGCCACGGACTCGTGCAGTCCGTCAAGGGATTCCAAAAGTGCTTTCAACGCCATATAGTTCCAGCTCCATTCCTCGTGCGGCCTTGCGGAGCCTATTTTGCCCGTAGGCGTCCGCCAGACCCAAGTGTACGGTAGAGTTCGATTTAAGCCAACAGAAATCTTTCCACCAGAATCCCTGGTGGAAACCATGAAGTCTAGGGGAATTCCGGGAGGTCGTTCACCCCCAATCCCTCGCGTTTCATAAGTTCCGCGATCGTAAGCTGTCTGCCCCGATTGTTGACGAATCGTTCGATCTGGACTTTACCACTGCGATACAATTCACCCCGAGTTGCTCCCAGGATTTGGTCTTGGACGTCAGGTCTTTGTCTTTTGAGCCAGTCATTGTACGTCAGCTTGTCCGCCGGTGTGCCGGTAAATCTCTTGGCCTGGCTCGGATCCAACCCCAATTCTTTTGCCGATCGCAACACCGGCGTGGTGGTTGTTCGGCAATTATAATGGAATGGTGGTCGTGGTCCCTCTCCCACGGGGTACACATCACCATCGATGGATCGGCAATAAGCCGTAGTCCGCTCGTCCAAAACCGCAGTCAACTGGACTGCCTTGACGAGATGTTTGTTCTCCTGGAAGAATGCCTCTTTGCCGTTCTCGATCACTTCGGCATGGGCGGAACGCACCACTGCCTCGATTTGGCTGCGGGTTTTATTCAGGATGCCGTCCACGTACCGGTTGGTCTTGGTCCCGCGAATCTGGCTGAGTATGTCGCTGACGGGGAGGTCATCCCACATCCCACGTCGAATCGTGTTCATGATCCGCGACGTGGTGTCTCGCTGGATTTGCCGAAACAGCGTGTCTATGCGTGTTTCCTCGACACGTAATTTGTCCGTGAATTTCTTGATCGTCGCGGCGGACACGCGGTTGATCTTCGTGCCGTCAGGGGCTATGGCCTTGAACGCTTTCGTCTGCCATGCCATCTCCTGTCGCAGCGAGTTTTTGACGCCTTGGAGCAGTTCTTTCTTGGCTTGCTCCAACCCCTTCCCGATCTGGTCGGTGACGGACTGACGCAGGTACATGTATCGGGCCCCACTTGGGCCCGACAGATTCCCTAGTCGCTGCGTCACGTCACCGACCAGATCGGAAATGGTGGCGTCGTTAAACGCCTTGACCGACCGTAATACTTCACCCATCTTCATCTCTTCGATGTTATGGGCGTGTGCTACGATTTGATCGAGGATGGCTTTGTTGGCAGAGGGCATTCGAGCAGCTCCAACTTAACGATCTTGCCGGCGTAGTCGTGGGTGCAGTCCGTATGGTAGTGGATCTTGCCGTGCGTGACTGTAGCATGGCAAACGTAGTTGGCGGCGTCGGGCCTACGTATCACAATCTTCATCGCCGGACGGAACGTAGGATACTCCTGATCCCCGCTGAATTTCCAGTGGGCGTCCTGGAAGTTATGGGCGAAACCACATGCCGGACAATCAACGAGCCATCCCGGTTTTGCCCTGCTTCCCTCCTCCGCTTCGACCCGACTGACTCGTGCTCGTTTGAAGTCCATTTAAGTCTCCGAGGGTTGGACCCTCTTGCTTGACCTTTGCGGCGACGCTCTCGGCATCGACGTCATCGTTCAACACACCACGACGCTTCGCCTCGTTGATGACAGTCTCGTGGTCCAGATCGCCCTGGGCACGAGCTTTCAAAATCCAATCCAAATCGGTGGCAGCACTCGGGGAGAACGTGAAGTCACTGAACACGTCGATCTGGAATCCGTTCGGCAGCTCTTGCTTGAGCCACTGGGCGGTAATGCGGTATGCCTCCGTCAGTGCGTTCTCCAACAGCTTGATCCACGCCTGGATCGTTGTCTGTACTCGTCCGGCGTCATCGATCAATTTGCCGGTGGCCGTCTGGGCCCCGCCCTTGTCCGTCATGGGTTGTGAACCCAGCGACTCCATCATGTCCTCTAGCTGGCCTAAGTCTTCCTGCCCGGCGTCGATCGACGTGCCTTCATAGCCCACGTATTTCAGGTTGGCGTCTTTGGAGGACGTACCCACAAACGAGTTGGGCCCGACCTTGATGCCGTCTTGGACTTGTTCGTCGGTCAGGCCCGAGCCGAACAGGATGCCTATGCGGGCGAACCGCAGGATGTTCCGCTGGTCGGAGTAGGACTGCCAGTGGGCGATGTTCATCCACGCCAACGCCTCCAGCGGGAGCTTACACTGCCGGGTGCCGGTGGGCTTGCCGAGCATGAGCGTCACGATCGGCACACCACCGAACGTATGGGTGCCGTCTGCGGAGATGCTCCACTCCCTTGTGTCGGGATTCTTGCGCCACAGCTGCCAGGTGTCCGTGCGGTACACGCGGATGTACTGGACGGTCTGGTCTCCGAACTCGCCCTTGGGCTCCACACGCTGTTCGCGGATGCGAATTTCCGTGATGACTTTCTGCCCATTCTCCTGATACGTCTCACGGACGCCCAGTACGTTCTTGCTCTGGAGATGGATCCAGACGGGCCGTGCGCCCTTGGCCCGCTCATCCGCCAGAGTCTCCCCGGGGTTGATCTGCGGATAGTCCACGAGAATGTCCGCCATGCCGTACGCCATGGCGTCTTCGAAGAATTCCCGGCCGAACTTGTTGATGTCGTCACCGCACCGCGTGACATCCTTGTCGAAGTTCTTCAGCACGCCCTCCGGTGGCTTAACAACGGACACCGGTTTAGCGAACGGTTTGGAGGCGAGTTTGCTCACCGTATCGCTGAAGACTTCGAACAGGAAGCTGCGCTTCAGACGGTTCTTGTACGCGGAATCTTCCTCGTCTTCCTCCTGAGGCAACCACTTCTGGCCGGCAGCCCTCATCGCGGAGGTTCCGCCCAGAAGGTCTGTCACCATATCCCAGCGGGGCTTCATCTCGCGGTATTGGGTGGACTCCACGTCCACCTGGTTTTCCTCGATGTTCGTGGTTCCCTTAATCTGCGTTGTGAGTTCCGGCATTCTTGCTCCTCAGTTTTAATTCCAGTTCGTTGATGTAGCTGCCACAGTTGAGGAGCTTCAACTCCAGCTCCTCTTTCTCCATCTGGAGTTTCTGGAGCTTGGCAAAGCACTCATACTTCAAATACCGTTCTTCGTAATACTTGGCCGTGCGTCCGTCGATCTGTTCTTGCTGCGTTTGGCAAATCATGTCTAGGCGACCAATTTCTTTGCTGAGCCGAGCGTATTGTGCGGCTTGTTGTGCGGCGAGGAAGTTCGCGGCCGTGGTGGCCTGGATCATCTTATCTCGACGCCGCCGACCCAAGTACGACAGCAGCGAACCGAACGCCGTGCCGGCAGCTCCCATGCCGGAAATAATCAGGGCCAACCACCACGGCGTCGAATTGGTCGGCTGAGTGGTCAGAACGGGAACGCCCGATGCTATTGCAATCAGGCCCGATATCACTGCGGTCTGAGGCATCAGAACCCTCCAACATAAGCAACAAACCTCCACTTGCTGTCGGTGGTATTCCAACGAAACAAGGCCTCACAGTCTCCCGTTAGTACACTGTAGGGCAGGTCGGTGCCTGCGACGTAATCCGTGCCGAAGTTGATCGTCTGGCCGTTGACGTTGATGAAGCGGAACAAGATCGTGTTCCCGCCGAACCTCATGCTGGTGGGCGGGTTGGCTATGGCCGTAGTGGCGGTCAAACTCGCCACGTCAACAATGTTCCGCCCGTCCGGGGTGATGGTTGTGCCCGATGCGGCCTGTATGGCGGAAGTAGCACCACCTTGGAATTGACGGTTGGTGTAATCTTGCATGATTAAAAGGCTCCAAAGTGGTGAGTGGGTTTCATGTTAAAGCCCCCTCCGCCCCCGAGCGTAGCACCCTTCGGCACGAGCACGGACAGGGACGACACCATAGAGTCGGCCACGCTCAACGTCCATTGGGCGGATTGGGCGGTAGTGTCGTTGAGAGGCTTGAAGGCCGCGTACTGGTTAATGGCTGTAGCCGTTATCGACGTGGCAAATCCCGTGGGCACCGTGACCGTGCCGCCGTCGAAGAAGTCGCACGAGGCGATGGCCAGCCGGTTGTTGCCGGTAGGTGTCGTCGTCAGGTTGGCCGAGGTGGTGACCTGCGATGCCCCGTTATTTGCTTGCTGGAGGGATTCGAAGGCGGTGTCCACCGTGCCGCCTTCATACCCCTTGCGGTAAACACCGGCGGTGATCTGGTTCCATGCCGCCGTGTTGAGAGTAATTCCGTAGGTGCCTGAGTCGGGAGTGGCACCGATGCGTTTAGCGTAACGAGAGCTGGACATCGCCTCGCTCGTGCCACTTGACTGAGTCGTGCCGAGCTGAACGAACCCGGTCGGCACGCTGGTAACCGTAGATCCCGCCTCGTGATGGACGTTTATGACAACGATGTCGTTCTGGGCCTGGGCTCCCCCGAACGGCTGAGGCACGGGGACGGTGGGGATGGACGTAGTGCCTGGTGTGTTCTGGGTGTAGACCCCAGCGAGGTAAGGCACGTCTTCGAAAGTGAGGGTGGCGTCGAATTCGATCCATGGGCAGTTGGCCGCCGTGGAGGTCTGGTCCTCCGCCAGATCCGTGCCGACGTTGTCCCCGAAGCTCATCGTTGCGGTGTACGTCGTGGTGCTGGCAGTGTCGTTGCGGTAACCAATTTCCATCACGATGCGATCACCGGCGGAGTAGGCCACGCTCGACAGGGCCGTGCCGGGAGACGCCGCCCAATCGAGCGGGAACTTGCGGTTGGCCAGCGTCGTGCCAAACTCGTTGGTGCCAGACAGGGCCGCCGTCTGATGGGCGAGGGCCACACCACGCACCGTCGTCCCGTCCCGGCTCACCACCTTGATGAGCAACTGGGCCCGCATGTTGGCCGCGGTCGCCGACTCGAAGCACCGGATGATGCCCTTGACGTTGCCCGACAGCGTGCCGGAGGACAGCAACGGGTCGGAGACGTACACCCGGCACACCCCGTCCAGCGTGGCGTTGTTG